CCCCGTTACACGAGCAAGCCAGAGCGGGGAAGGTGGGCCAAGGATAGAACCTGGTGGTAAGGCTGTAAGGTCTTTAAGTCTGTCCAGTGCAAATGCGAAAACATGGCTCCAACGAGTAATGAACGCAGCACAGAGCGAACTGTTGTTTTTGAACACGGTAAGGCTGTGCTTTGCTCTTCCATCCACCAATGAGTAATAACACACTAGAGGATACCAGCGTGACACATGAACTAGCAATGAAGATACTGGACAAGGTTAAAGAAGGAACACCTTACCCACAGAGGGTAGTAGATAAGGCACTGGTAATGACAGGAGATCTGGATGAGTTACAGCAGGAAGGTAGTGAGCAATGCGGGGGACAGGGTGCAACTAGAGAAAGCCTTGGCTAGAGAACTGTACTCAACTTGGGAAACAACAAAAACCCGCATTTTTACAAAAGAACGCATTGAATTGATCGAACGCCGCTACTCAAAAGGATCAGTGGAGCGGGTTCGGAACTACATGAATATGATAAAGAATGGGGAATTGGAATGAGAGTCTTAGTTGCATGTGAATATTCTGGAGCGGTTAGAGATGCATTTATACGGGCTGGGCATTATGCAGCATCGTGTGACCTGCTACCTAGTGAGTCTCTTTTGGGTGACCACTACCAATGCAATGTGATGGACATTATTGATCATGGATGGGATTTGATGGTGGCCCACCCACCCTGCACTTACCTATCAGTGTCTGGAATGCACTGGACAACAAGAGGATTGCGGGATCCTAAGTTGACAGAAGATGCCCTAGACTTTGTCAAGCTCCTGATGGATGCTCCAATTGAACGTATAGCAGTAGAAAACCCCGTTTCGATCATCAGCTCTCGCATACGGAAACCTGAACAAATCATCCAACCTTGGTGGTTTGGACATGATGCAAGCAAAAAGACCTGCTTGTGGTTAAAAAATCTACCCTTGTTGACCCCTACAAATAAGTTGGAGGGAGACAATAAGACCCGTAGAGCTAACCAAACTGCTAGTGGTCAAAACAAGTTGCCACCCAGTGCTGATAGATGGAAGTTAAGGAGTATGACTTATCCAGGCATAGCAGATGCAATGGCCCAACAATGGGTATCAATATGACTTTTCAAGTAATGTTTACAGTAGAGGGCACACCTATCGGTAAGGGCAGACCTAAGTTTGCCAGGCGTGGCAATTTTGTATCAACATATACACCCACAAAAACCCGTGATTACGAAACTCTAATTGCAGAAGCTGCTAGGCAAGCAATGGGATCTTCTGAACCGCTAAAAACGCCCATAGCGGCCTATATCTACATCACAGTACCAATCCCTCAGTCTTACTCTAAAAAGCGGTCTGCGGCCTGTTTAAATGGCTTAGAGCGGCCCTGTAAGAAGCCAGACATCGATAACATCATTAAAGCCTTCTTAGATAGCATGAATGGCATTGTCTATGACGATGACACCCAAGTGGTCAGCCTCCATAGCACCAAGTGCTACGGCACTATCGGCATGGTTGAGGTGTTGGTAAAAGAAGACATCTAAGGGTTTGTCCTGATATCAAGTGCAATCAAGATGATAGACACTTGAGCTTCAACTTAATGGAGTCTGAAATGGAACGTTCTTATGATGATCAAGGTTTTTTGGTAGATCCAGAAACAGTAGATTGGCATTGCGATTGCCGCCAATGCCGTGAAGAGTTTGATAACTGGTGTGAAGATTACGACAACGAACAAAAGTCCTTGGAAGAGGGTAAGTTTTGGGTGGTTAAGAAATGAAAACACTATTCCCTTTGTTTTTATTTGGCTTGATAGTCAACATTGTTGGCATATTTGTTGTATTTGCGCCACAACTACCACCATCCCACCCAGAGTGTTCAGTAGCAGGGTTTCACCCTGACCTGTCTGTTAACCAAAGGGCATTTTGCCGTGAATGGAACAAAAAATGAAAAAACAAATCAAATTTGAAATTGCATTTGTTGCCGTTTGTGCAGTGATTGCGGGAATGATTATCTGGAGGTTTTATGAGTGGATGGCGTAAACAACAAGTGATGGAACTGGCGCGGGAATCATGGCTTGATGTTTACGGCCTTGGTCACGACAGGGAAAGTTTTATCAAAGCACTGGAAGCCTTTGCCGCTATGGTGCGTGAAGATGAGCGTGAGGCGTGTGCAAAGATATGTGATGAACTGCCAGCGCCAGATATTTACAACGACACAGACAAATCCATGTGGGATGTAACTTGTATGGACTGTGCCGCCGCCATCCGAGCAAGGGTAAAAGCATGAGAAAAAGTAGACATCAAATGATACGAAATATGCTATTGGAATCAAAAGATGGCATGACAGTTAAAGAAATCACAGAGCGTTTTGATGATGCTACAACCAAGACTATATGCAAGACATTAAAGTTAATTTACGGGATCTATGTAGACCGTTGGACCGTTGTAAAGCGAGGCAGTTACGCCGCTGTTTATATGTGCGTAGAAATACCACAAAACGCTCCACACCCAACAGAACGTTACATTGCCCAAACAATATGGGCAAAACCAGCCAGTAATTCTGAAAATATATGAAAAAAGAACTTTTAATTGGCTGTGGGTCAAATCTCACAAAGAAATTAGCAGCAGATGGCACACCAAGCTGGGACAACCTGACAACCTTGGACTACAACGAAGACCACAAGCCTGACGTTGTATGGGACTTGATGAAGCTCCCACTTCCATTTGATGACCAACAATTCGATGAGATCCATGCCTACCAAGTGCTTGAACACCTTGGACAGCAAGGTGACTACAAATTATTCTTTGCCCAGTTCTCAGAATTCTGGCGACTTTTAAAGCCAAACGGTTTCTTCTTGGCAACCTGCCCATCTAAAAGCTCAGTCTGGGCTTACGGTGATCCAAGCCATACAAGAATCATGCAATTAGAGCAGCTTGTATTCCTGTCTCAAGACGAATACAAACGCCAGGTTGGTAAAACTGCCATGTCAGATTTTAGGAATATTTACAAAGCAGACTTCAAAACTGTCTTTGAAGAAGACAACGGAGAAGACATCATGTTTGTATTACAAGCTATCAAGAATTGATTTTGTAGCTATAATTCAAGCCATGAAACAACGTGGCGGCTCAAGAAAAGGTGCTGGTAGAAAGAAAATCAGCGAAGAGGGTAGGACTATCCGAGCAAGGGTAGCCCCTATCCATGAGCAGGCATTGACTTTGGCGGGGAATGGTTCTTTGTCCGAAGGAATAAGACGGTTAGCAGAAAAGCATTGGAGATTGATTCATGGAGAGCCAGATAAACCCAAACAAAGCAATTCAGTATTTGATCGACACCGCACCCTTGTACGCCCAAGCCAAAGCGGATCGCCTGTACTTGGAGGAATTCCGAAAGTCCAAGAAGGCTCACCTGATGAGCCAAGCAGGAACGGAAGTGCTGGGTAAACAAGAAACCTTTGCCTACGCCCACAAGGACTATATTGAAGTGCTCGAAGGCATCAAACAAGCCGTGGAGAAGGAAGAGAAGTATCGGTGGCTAATGACAGCAGCCCAAGCAAGGATCGAGGTCTGGAGAACCACCCAATACTCAGCCCGAATGGAAACAAAAGCAACCCAATGAACAACAAGCTGAACAACAAGGAACGATTTCACTTAGCCAGGGTGAAGATGCTTCCTTGTTCAGTATGTGATGCACTAGGACCATCAGAAGCCCACCACTATAAACAAGGTCTGCAATATACATGTATATCTTTATGCAAAGACTGCCATACTGGTTCATTATTAGGATGGCATGGTCAAAAGAGAATGTGGCATATTAAGAAAATGGACGAGATTGACGCACTTAATATCACAATAATGAGATTACTAGAATTCCAACTTGAAAAAGATAATGCCTTTTAATATTGGGAGTTTCAAAAACTTTGAACTTCTAAAAATTGGTTAAATCGACTTCCTAAAAAGTAAACGCCACTTTTTTCAAAACCCACTTTTTTGAGTCCTGGCTAGGGTTTACCCTTGGTTCTACTGTGTTTTTCAACAGTTCTACTGTGTTTCTTTACAGTTGTTTTTTCGCAACAATCCACAAAACCTCCTAGAATCAACGAACGTCAAAAGTGATACCAGTGTACCTACAGCCCATAAAAAGCCCTTAAACGCCCGATTAATAGCCTTGCTGCGCTATTGCCTGAGACAATCGGACACGCTACCGCCTAGGCTTACCCCTATAGTAAATGAGACACGCTACCGCCTAGACCTAAAGCCTATAAATTGACGTACTTAAGCCTAGACCTAAGCCTAGAAACTAAAAAAGCCCCGAAGGGCTTTATGCGGTTTACTTACAAAAAGAACATTGTTTTACTTTTCATTAGTGACAGCCGCAAAATGGGATTGAGTATTTGAAATGAATTCAGCGATTGAATGCCTAGGGTGATATTGCACAACTTCCCAAGGGGTAACCGATTCATCATCATTATCCAACAATAAATACAGCACATCATCGAATGTGGCATTCAAGGGATAATCAGATAACCACTCATTCAAGGCAAATCGTTCTGATGTTTTCATTGTGTAACCTTATGATTGAATAAAATCAGAGATAAAAATTTCAAGAATATCAACTCGCTGCAACTCTTCAAAATCACCATTTGAATCATTCCATGTAATGGCTTTTCTTAATTCTTCTGTAGGTGCTTTGTAGATGTGCCATGCCTCTTCTGGCCTACCGTGAAACAACTTTACAAGTTGACCCTCTTTAAAATCATATGATGTAGACATTATTTGTTCCTCACGTTAAATTCTTGAATATTGAAATTCCTAATTTCATTTTCTTTAGCACATTGGAGGGCTAATTCTTTAGAAGAGAAAACAGCGACAATGTCGCCCTCTTCTGTCAATACATAAACCTTATGCATAGTGAATCCCTTTCAATGCAAAGCATAAGAAATGACAATGTCAGACCAACACATACGACAATCAACACAAGCCCCATCTTGAGTAGGAGCCTTGCAAGCTTCACCCATAGGTTTATCTGTATGCACATTAGAAACAGTTATCCCCTTGATGCCTTGCAAGCTTTTAGGCATCTTCACGGCTTGATCTGGATACATAGCCGATAATCTGACAGTCAGATTTGAAGGGATAGCCTTACCAGTAGCGACATAGTCTTTTATAAGGCTATATTCCCGTGTCGGTAACCAATGCCTAGTATTAGGGGTTTCAAGGCATACAGAAACAATCTTTTCAAAGTGTTCAAGGCTTTGCAGATCTCCACTATCGTGCCACCTAAAAAAGGCATCATTCCCGATAGCCGAAACCATTCCCGAAACCCAATATTCTGAATTGATAGAATCAAGCCTTGAAAATTGTGCGGGTTTAATGGTTTTGGAATACATCTTATAAAAGCCTTTATCGGCATAGCACATAGAACATATTGAACCTTCTATTTGTGCCATCTTGAAACCAGTGATACAAGCTTCAGTTGGTAGAGAATAACTCTTGCAAGGCATCTTAGATGTGCTTGTGAGAGTACCGCACACAATAGCCGATTGTGTTTTGGTCATTGGAATGATGGGGATTATTTTCATTGTCTTGCCTTTTCGTGAATATATTAAGACCCTAGAAACCTAGGCCATAAACCCCTATTAATAAGGGTTTACAGTCTAGACTACATATAAATAATGAAATATGCTACCATTGGACTAGAGATAATGACAGCGAATATTGTTGCATGGAATAAGTCAGTTATAAAGCTTTTCATATTAATATACCTCTTGTTTAGATTCTTCTAGTAACATACATCCGCGCATACATATTTCATCAATTGTTGACTCTTCAATATAATCAATAATATCAATACCCGACATTGTGCGAATAGTATTGATTGTCTCATTATAAATACCCGTTGAATCGTATTCATAAACCATTGTTACAGTAACAGCACTATGTCCGCATCCTAAAAAGGCTTGGAATTCATAAAATGATTCACCACCGATAGAAGCTTTTTGGTCGTTAGTTAAAAAATTCATGTTGCCACCTCTTCAATTGTGTTTGTCAAAACCCATTCCGCCCGATTACCATTCCAAGTTACCTTAGGTAAAATAATTTGATAATGAGAAACTACTTTCATTACATCATTATAAGTAGATTTATAATCGCATAATGGTAAACCTTGATTAATAAGAGTCCATCCATTTTCTGAAAATGATAAATATGTTGAATGATCTTGTGTGAGCATTGTGTGACCTCTTAAATCAATGAAATTGTGGTTTCGCCATCTTCTGTATCAGTCTCTACTAATCGCGCATCCTTGAGGCTTTGAAGGGCCTTTACGAACCCTTTTGTATAGCCTTGAAATTTGCAATCGTTCCAAGCATGGCGAAGACTACAAGGCCCATCAGCCTCAATCACTAACAATAGATATTCTTGAGTTGTCATATTAGGTTCCTTTGGTGTTGACAATGAAGGGTCAAAAACTGTGCCTTTCACTATATAAGCATAAAAGAATCGTGCCAGTTCTCGTAAGTTGTTGATTTCATTGATAGCTCCAAAACCCTATCAGTAGTTACCCTTAGAACGATTGAATACAGTTTGATTTTGTGGCTACAGTAAGAACCGCGAAACAAGGGATAGCCTAGGTCAAGGGCATTTAATATAGTAGGAGGGAATACAACAGACTACAGAGGAGTTTCCAGAGGAATGATAGGGATAGAGACAAACCTAAATAAAACAGAAACCCATTCCCTAAACACCGACCTACCTAAACTCTATGCACCCATGAGACAAATGCGAATGCGAATCATTCTCATTTAGATCTATGCAATAAACGCATAACCTATAACCCAGGGTTTACCCTATGCTGTATAGAAACACAGTACTGGATGGAAACACAGGAGGGTTTACCATAATAGGGTTTACCAGTAAGGGTTAACGTGTAAGGGTAGGGTTTACCCCCCCCATGCTAAAACGGCAGGGGGCGCTGTGGCAGGGGACACAAACAGACATCGACACACATCAACACCCCCACCCCTACCCCCGCCTACAAAAAGAGTCCTTCCAAAAAAATTTTTATAGTTTAGAATTTGTAGACATTAATTCAAGGAGAAGACATGGCTGGATTTCCTATGCGTAGGGCTTTGGAGAAGAAGATAGAGGCATTGGGGGGTATAGAGTTTGTTACTGCTCATATAGCGCAGGGAATGACTATTGGGAGGTTGGCTGAGTTTATAGAGTGTTCTAGGCCGATGTTGTCTTTTTGGATAAACCATACTGATGAGCGTAGGGATGCGGTATTGAATGCTAGAAAGCTAAAGGCTGAGAAGCTGGCTGAAGAGGCGTTGGAGATTGCTGATGATGCTGATGAGACTAGTAACTCAGGAGTTAACAAGGCCAGGTTGCAAGTTGACACCAGAAAGTGGATGGCCTCTAAGTTGGATCCTGAGAACTACGGTGATACGGCTAAGACGCAGGTGAACATCAGTCTAGGGGATTTACACCTACAGGCTTTGAAGCATATGGGTAAGGCTGAGATAGTTGAGATATTGGAAAGCAATGGCTAATAATCCCTTCATTGATTTTATTAAGCTGTACAGAAATGACCCTAATCGGTTTGTGAAAGAGGTTCTGGGAGTTGAGCCTGATGAGTGGCAGAAGGAGTTCCTACACGCTGTGGCTACTGGTGAGCGAAAGATCTCTATCAGGTCTGGTCATGGAGTAGGTAAAAGTACTACTGCTAGTTGGGCTATGCTTTGGTTCTTGTTGACCAGGTATCCGGTAAAGGTGGTGGTCACCGCTCCTACTTCTGCTCAACTGTACGATGCTTTGTTTGCAGAGTTAAAGAGATGGGTCAAAGAGCTTCCCAAGCCAATCCAAGATCTCCTTGATGTCAAGCAGGAAAGGATTGAGTTGAAGGCTTCTGCTACCGAGGCGTTTATCTCCGCTAGGACCAGTAGAGCAGAACAACCTGAAGCCCTACAAGGCGTTCACTCAGATAACGTTATGCTGGTAGCAGATGAGGCTTCTGGTGTGCCAGAGGCTGTGTTTGAGGCCGCTGCAGGCTCGATGTCCGGTCACAACGCTTTGACTATACTGTTAGGCAATCCAGTTAGAAGTTCAGGCTTCTTTTTTGATACGCATAACAGATTAAAGGATGAGTGGTGGACTAGGCGCGTTTCTTGCATTGACTCTACCCGTGTCAGTAAAGAGTACGTAGAGGACATGAAATCTCGCTATGGCGAGGAAAGTAATGCTTACAGGATCAGGGTGCTGGGTGAGTTCCCAAGGAGCGATGATGACACGATTATTCCTATGGAGTTGCTTGAATCTGCTAAACACAGGGATACAAGAGCTTATGAAGATGCTCCGATCATTTGGGGACTCGATGTGGCTCGCTTTGGCTCCGATTCTTCAGTTCTATGTAAACGTCAGTCTAATGTTGTACACACTCTTGAGAGGTGGAGGAACTTGGATCTGATGCAACTAACAGGTGCGGTGG